GAATTCGCCGGTCAAGAAACAAGAACTACCAGAACAGATTGTTGTTGAGGTACCGAAACCTCGACGACCTGTGTTGGTGTCGGCTGTGGCTGTGGCACGGCTTGGTGGTGCTGATGTGGGTGCGTTGGGTTCGGTCACGTTCTCCTCCTTGGATGATGATGCTGAAGTATTGTTGTTGGTCTGATGCCTTATTTCATTACAGACAAATCACCTGATTGTTCAGGTTGGGCAACCGTCAAGGAAGATGGTGAAGTCATTGGTTGCCACACCACGAAGAAGGATGCGATTGATCAGATGGTTGCTGTGTCGATTGCTGAGGATATGGAACCTGGTGGTGAACGGGCGTTGCCAGATAACTATCGTCCAGCGTTGGCTGCTGATGTTCCTGAAGGTCGAGCATGTGGGAATTGCCATTACTACAACGAAGACATGATTCAAGAAGATGGTAGAGATTTGAAGGCGTATTGCATGAAGTGGGATGCGTATGTGAATGGTGGTTGGTATTGCAACGCTTGGGAATCTGAAGACCATGAAGAAGAAGAAGTCATGGATGATGTGCAGGAAGATGTGATGGACGATGAAGTCCGTCAGGTGTCTTTGGATGTGCCTGTGTATATTCGTTCAGCAGCTCGCAAAGGTTTGGACTACTACGGTCAAGGTTTGGCTGGTGACGGTCTGGTGGATCGGACTGTGCGTGAGGCACGGGATATGGCACGTGGCGACATCACAGAAGACAAGGTGATTCGCACGAACGCTTGGGGTGCGAGACATCTGGTGGACTTGGATGCACCAAAGAACTCTGACCCTGATGACAAAGAGTTCCCTGGTGCCGGTGCTGTGGCCTTCTACCTGTGGGGGATAAACCCACTTGACCCTGAACCTGCGATGAATTGGTTTATGTCTAAGGCTGAAGCAATCAAAGCTGAACGGGCTGACGCTCCTGCCCCACCAAAGGATCAGATCAAAGGTTCGGAAGATAACCCTGCTGGGTCTGCGAAGGCTCCTGCTGGGTCGAAGACGATTCAGTTGTCTGCTGCGATTGAGACAGGTTTAGAAAACAAAGCCAAAGAACACAACGACAAGGTTGGTGACAACCCTGCCAAACGTGCGACGGTTGGTATGTTGCGCACAGTGTTCCGTCGAGGTGCTGGAGCGTATTCAACTTCGCATCGTCCAGGTATGACCCGTGATCAGTGGGCTTATGCAAGGGTGAATGCGTTCTTGCGTTTGTTAAGAGTTGGAAGTCCTGAGAATGCAAAATATGTTGGCGACAATGATTTGTTGCCGAAGGGTCATCCGAAGTCCTCTAGATCGCTTAACTCATTTGGTACTAGCATTGGCGACATGGAACAAACTGTTGAAACACGTCGCATCACATCTAACGAGTTTGAACTTCGTGCCGATCCACAAGGTAACGGGATGTCGTTCACAGGTTATGCAGCCGTGTTCAACTCGCCTTCAGAGCCGTTGCCATTCATTGAACGGATTGCACCAGGCGCATTCTCACGCTCACTTAAATCTAAGAACAATGTGCGCATGTATATGAACCACGATTCAAGCATGCTTCTTGCCACAACCCGTGCCAAAACTTTGCGCCTGTCTGAAGACTCCAAAGGATTGTTCGTTGATGCATCCTTGCCTGATACCTCGATTGGTCGTGACCTGTCGGTCTTGATGCAACGAGGCGATGTGAACTCAATGTCATTCGGGTTCACTGTTCCTTCTGGTGGTGACATGTGGTCTGATGATGGTCAGTCCCGTGAACTTCGTCAAATCAAACTCTACGAAGTCAGCGTTGTCACAGGGTTCCCAGCGTATGCAGCCACCACAGCAGCAGTCAGGTCGCTTGATGCCCTTGCTACTCGCACAGGTATTGACGCAGATCAACTCGCAGCTGCAATCACGAACCTTGAATCAGGTCAAACTTTGTCGCAAGATCATGCGATGTTGTTGCGTGAAACTGTCGCCAAACTTGAACCTGTGCAGGATTCTGCACCGGCTCGTTTAGGTGTGATGGCGAAGCACCTTGATTTGTTGAAGTCCATCGCCTAACATTTGTTCACTGCATCGTTGACGGAGCCGTCAACCGTGTTGCTGTATGTGGAGCCACATCAGGTTGAGAAGTAGTAACTCCCTGCGTATCCCCAATCCATCAACAATCCGAAAGCAGAAAACAATCATGAAAGAATATCTAGACCGTCAAGTTGAGATTCGTCAGCAAGCCTGGCACCAAGCCAAAGCAATCATTGACGTGGCCACAGCCGAAAAGCGTGACCTCTCAGCAGAAGAAGAGCAAACCTACAGCCGTCTAAACGACGAACTGAATGAGCGAGCAGCAACCATTAGCAAACTCCGTGAAGATGAAACACGTGAACTTCGCATGGACGCAGCAACCCGTGAGATTGCAGACCAAGTTCGTCCTGTTGCTTCGGCACCAGTGAACGAAGACGTTGCAATGATCCGTGCGCTCATCAAGGGCGAATCACGTTCGGCCAATTTCGAGCGTCGTGACATCCTGAAGTCAAGCACTGGTTCACCAGTACCGACATCGTTCTACAACCAGGTGATCATGAAGGCACGTTTGATTGCGCCAGTCTTGGCAACATCAACTGTCCTCAACACTGCTGGTGGCGAGAACCTTCAGATTCCACGTTTGTCAACTTACTCAGTTGGAACTGTCAACTCAGAAGCAGCAACGATTGGCGAATCCGATCCAGCATTCTCGGCATTCATCACACTCGGAGCATTCAAATACGGTTTCTTGACACAAGTGTCGCAGGAACTTCTTGAAGATTCTGGTGTTGACATGCTCAGCTTCTTGGCTGATCAGGTCGGTAACGCATTGGGCTTCGCTGTTGGTTCAGCGTTGACTGTCGGAACTGGCACTCTTGAGCCAACAGGTATCGTGACAGCTTCTGCTGTTGGTGGTACTTCAGGCACAGCAACTGGTTTCACGGCAGACAACCTCATTGACCTTCTCTACTCTTTGGATGGTGCAGCTCGCAACCTTCCAGGTGTTGGTTGGATGATGACTGGTCAGTCGATTGGTCGAGTTCGCAAGTTGAAGGACACGGCAGGCAACTACGTGTTCCAACCTTCGTTGGCAATGGATTCCCCAGACATGCTCTTGGGCAAGCCACTGTACGAGAACCCATCAATGGCAGAAGCCACCACAGGCACCAAGTCCGTAATCGTAGGCCACTTGCCTTCGTTCTACGTTCGCAGTGTCGGTGGCATCAAGTTGGATCGTTCCGATGACTTCGCATTCAGCGCAGGTCTCGCAACTTTCCGAGCAACATTCCGTGTTGACTCAAACTTGCCACAAACCTCACACGTAAAACATCTCCTCCAGCCGTAAGGCTGAGGGGCTTGTTCCCTTACATCCCATAATTCCCCTAGGCTTAGGGTCGGTACGAACACGCAGGGCGTACCGACCCTATTTCTATTTCCCCCCTGCGATCTGCGAAGGAGAAGGAAGTGAAGAATGCTGGTAATCATCCGAAACATAATGGTCGAACTACCACCCCTCGAAGCCGAGATGTTGTTGCATCGGGGGATAGCCCAGTTGCCAGAAGTGGCAGACCTGCCAATGCAGACTCGCTACGAATCCTCTGGTATTCCAACGCTCCCTTCGTCCCCACCGGCTACGGTACGCAAACAGCGCAAGCCGTCACAAGGCTCGTCAAAGAAGGTCACGAAGTAGCAATCCATGCCATGTACGGACTCGAAGGAGTTTCGTCAAATTGGAATGGAATCAAAATGTACCCACGTGGGATGGCACCATATTCCGATGATGTGGTTGTCGCTCATGGAATGGACTGGGCGAATGGCAATCCAAAGTTGCCTTCGTTGTTGATGACTCTGTTTGATGTGTGGCCGTTGAAGTCAAAGTCGTTGGAGATGGTTGCGAACATTGCGTCTTGGGTTCCGATTGATCATGCACCCTGCCCAGCCGATGTCGTTGAGTGGTGCAAGAAACCAAATGTCAAACCGATTGCGATGTCTAGGTTTGGTGAACAGATGTTAAATGATGCTGATGTGGAATGTTTCTATGTTCCTCATGGCATTGAGTCTGTGTTCAATCCTGACGCAAAGTTTGCGAATGCTAGTAGGGAGTTCACTGGTCGGCAGTTGATGGGTGATGTTCCTGATGACAAGTTTGTGGTGATGATGAATGCAGCCAACAAGGGAGCTAGTCCGTCACGCAAATCGTTTGCCGAGAACATGTTGGCGTTCGGTATCTTTGCGCAAGATAAACCTGACGCATTGTTGTATCTACACACTGAGAAGGATGGTGCGATGGGTGGGGTTAATTTGATTTATCTGTTGCATGCGTGTGGGATTCGTGAGGATCAATACAAGATTGTGGATCAGTACGCCTATCGCACTGGGTTCCCTCAGCAGGCGTTGGCTTCAATGTATGCAGCTGCTGATGTGCTGTTGTCTGCAAGTATGGGCGAAGGGTTCGGGTTGGCAGTGATCGAGGCTCAGGCATGTGGCACCAAAGTGATCGTCTCGGACTTCTCTGCTCAGCCTGAGTTGGTTGGGTCTGGGTGGGCTGTGGAGGTGCAACCGTTTTGGGATAATGCCCAACGGAGTTGGTTCTGCACTCCTCAAGTTGGTTCCATTGTGGATGCCCTGAGACACGCCTACGAGGCTCCTAGAGGCGTTGATCAGGTGGCTGTGGACTTCGCACAGGCATACAACGCAGATCGTGTTTGGGATGAACATTGGAAGCCTGTGATGAAGGAGCTGTCAGCATGGTGCCTTGCGTCATCATCCCAGTCCTAAACAGATACGACTTGATGGAACGGGCGATTCGCTCGATTGACTATCCCGTTGAGAATCTCATCATCATTGATAATGGCGATGGGTATGACGCTGACATGTTGGCTTGGACTGCACCTTGGCAACACATTCAGAACTGGTATCTGTGGCGCATGCCAACGAACCTTGGTGTGGCACCATCATGGAATCTCGGCATCAAAGCAACACCTCATGCTGATGGCTGGATTCTGTTGAACTCTGATGCGTTCTTTGAACCAGGTCAACTAGAAGTGTTTTACAAGGATTGTGAAC